GGAGAAGGATATACCCACGGATCAATACAGTTCTTCCCAGGCGCTCCTGGCTCTGAGTCTGGCGGTGTTCTTGCTAACCTTACCAATACTGGAATAGGAACTACATCTGTTGCAAACTTTAATGTTATAATTCCACCAAAAGGTGGCCACGGATATGACATCTATAGAGAATTAGGTGCATATAGAGCATTATTATATTCCAGATTTGAAACATTAGAAACTAATCCTGATATCATTGAAGGTAATGACTTTGCTAGAGTTGGACTTATAAAAAATCCTACTGTGTTTGGTAGTAATACAGAATTACTAGACACTGCCATGGTGAGTGGACTTAAAGCACTCAAACTTGCTGGAGTTACAACAGCGACTACCTATGCAGTTGACTCTGAAATAACTCAGACAGTTGGTTTAGGATCTACTGCGATTGGATATGTGGCATCTTGGGATAAGGTGACTGGAGTATTAAAGTATTATCAACCAATGGGTCTTGCTTCTAGTGAAACTGGATACAAGATAATTCCATTCACATCTAATCCTGATGCTGGATATGGATTAACAATCACTGGATCATCAGTAGTTGGCTCTATATTATCAATTGATACCAATTACAACGGTGTTAGTACCTCAATAAATAATAGGACTTATCAATTAGGTATGAGTTTTAGTGCTGGTATATCATCAGCAGAATTTAATACCAAATCGGGTGAAATAATTTATATTGATAATCGGACTGCTATTCCTAGATCTGCAAGTCAGAAGGAAGACATCAAAATAGTACTGGAGTTCTAAAAGAAAATGCCACAGAATACCAACTTAAATTCATCTCCATATTTTGATGATTTTAATGAGTTAAAAAATTATCAAAAGGTACTATTCAAACCAGGCTTACCTGTACAGTCTAGGGAACTTACAACACTACAATCTATTCTACAAAACCAAGTAGAAAAGTTTGGTAAGCACTTTTTTAAAGAAGGTGCTGTTGTAATTCCTGGCCAAATTGCATATGATTCAGAGTATACTTGTGTTCAAATTGATGATAGTCATTTAGGTATTCCTGTCTCTCTTTACTTAGAAAATCTCAAGAACAAAAAGATTAGAGGCGAAACTAGTGGTGTTACAGCAAAGGTAGAAACGTATATTACAAATAGAGACTCAGTAAAAGGTGCATATACCCTATACATTAAATATCAAAGCTCTAGTGATACTGATTTCTCAAGAAGAACATTTGCTGACGGAGAAAATCTTTTATTAGAAGAGGATATGAATTATTCTCTATCTAGTATCAGATCTGGTGCTAGTTTTGCAACAACAATTATTTCAAATGCAACTGCCACTGGTTCTGCAGCAAAGATTGCTGCTGGTGTTTATTTCATCAGAGGTTTCTTCGTAACTGTTTCGGATTCCACAGTTATTTTAGATCAGTATGGCAGCACACCTTCATACAGAATAGGACTTCTAGTTAATGAAGAACTCATAACTGCATCTGCCATAGATAATGATCTATATGATAATGCAAGAGGATTCTCAAACTTTGCAGCGCCTGGAGCAGATAGATTTAAACTATCCACAACTTTAATCAAGAAGTCTCTCACAGACTTGAATGATGAGAACTTTGTAGAATTGATGAGAGTTGAAAATGGCGTTCTACAAAAGTTTGTTAAATCAGGAACTAAGATTAACGAAGTTATTAATGATGAATTAGCAAGAAGAACATTTGATGAGTCTGGAAACTATTATATCAAACCATTTCCAATAGTTCCTAAAGAACAATTAAATAACAGAATCGGAAATGATGGTGCATATTATTCTTCACAATTAACACAACAAGGAAATGTGCCTTCTGATGATTTCATGTGTTTGTCTATTGGGCCAGGAAAAGCATATGTTAAGGGATATGAAATAGAAACTCTCAACACTACAACGGTTGATGTTCCTAAACCTCGTACCACTCAAAAGATTGTCAATGAGGCGTTACCATTTAGTGTAGGTAGACAAGTTGAACTTAATCATGTAAGTGGTTCACCCCCAATTGGTGTTGGAACAGATTCTCATGTAAATCTATTCAATAAAAGAACAGTCACAGTTGGTGAAGGCAATGGAACACAAGTCGGTGTTGCCAGAGTTTATGACTTGAAGTTAAAGAATGTAGGTTACGCTGATTCTTCTACTATCTTTGAATCATCTTTATATGATATTCAAACATTCACATACTTACAATTAAACACAGCAACTACTGTACCCCTTCCAGCATATATTGAAGGTCAAAACAGTAATGCTGTAGGATTTGCATACACATCTTCTAACAACTCTAGTCAGATTACTTTATATCAAGTAAATGGACAGTTCCAAGTTGGAGAAGAAATTTTTATCAATGGTGTCACTGCCTCTAGAAGTATTACAGAGGTAGAAGATTATGGCATGGAAGATGTAAAACAGTTAGTAGGAAATGATCCTACTAATTACAAATTTAGTGCAGATGCTGTATTAAATTTGGGTCATCTACTTGCTCCAGTTGCAACTCAATATACAATAAGTGCTAAGTCTGGCGCTGCATCCACTATCACATCTCCAAGTGCAAACTTCGCTAACATTGGAATTAAAACTGGTGATATTATTCAATACAGTGTTTCTGGAAATACTGTACCAACTTTCAATAGTGTTACTGCCAAAACTTCAACATCCATATCTCTTGAAGCAATCTCTGATGTAACTAATGTATGTTCTGGTTCTTTACCATCTGTTGATACAACAGTAAATGATCTATTCAAAGTAACTTTAGAAGTTAAGAATAACTCTAAGGCATTTTTATTCAGTGATTTAACAAAGAATAACGTTGCAAGTGTAGATACAAATGGTGCTGATCTTATTATCAAAAAGTCTTACAACATAACTGTTGCAAGTAATGCCTTTAGTGGAACACTAGAGACTGATGCCGACCTTACACTAGAACCATTTGATGAAGAAGATTATAATTTAACATTCAAGACTACTGGTGTAGTGGAGCCACTTACTAATCAAAAACTTACAGTCAGTGGTAGAACTGTTACTTTATCTGGATTAGATACTGCTTCTGGTGCTGCTGTATTGACAGTAACTTGGAAGAAAGTAAATGTAAAACCAAAATCTAAAGTATTCAAGAGAGCGACAACTTATACAATCAATAAGTCCGCAAAAACCCAGTCAGGCACTGGATTAATGAAGTTAAATGATGGACTTACTTACAATACAAACTATGGTGATAGAGTTCAAGATAGAAGATTATCTTTAGGTGTATGTGATGTTGCATACGTTCTTGCTGTATTAGAATCATCTACTACATCAGATCCACAGTTCCCAGTTCTTCAACTTACCAATCTAAACACAAATATTTTGAATGCCTTACAGGGTGAAGCCATTATTGGTAAAACTTCTGGTGCATCTGCAATATTTGTTTCTACAAATGGTACGAATGAAGTAGATTTTGTGTATCAAAATGAGAATACATTTGAAGTTGGGGAAGAAGTTACTTTTGAGGAGACAAATGTTCAAGGTATAGTTCAAACATTCGTTCCTGGCGATAGGGATATTAGAAATAACTTTACATTCGATCCTGGCCAAAGATTAGACTACGTTGATTTTTCTGCTCTTGAAAGAAAACAGGGATCAGAGGCTCCTACTAGGAGATTGACAGTTGTTTATAATAACTATGTTATTGATGCATCAGATCCAGGCGATTTTGTAACTGTAAACTCATATGATGCCTCTTTATATTCTGATTCTTTACCTATTGTAGGGGGAAGATATGCTTCGGATATTATTGATCTAAGACCAAGAGTTACATCAACAGTTGCTGGTAGAGCTCCTTGGGAATTTAGTGCTAGACAATTTATTCCTGGCTCGTCATCTTCATCTCACATTGTTGCAAAAGATAAATCATTCAATTTGTCATATGATTATTATCTTGGAAGAATTGATAAACTATTTTTAAGTAAGGAAGGTATATTTTCTCTATCTCAAGGTGTACCATCTGACTTACCTAAATTACCAAATACTATTGACAATGCTCTAGAAGTTGCAACAATACAACTTCCTCCATATGTCTATGATACTAGGGAAGTTAATTTAACTCTTGCCAAGTATAAGAGATATAGAATGAAGGATATTGCAACTATCGAGAATAGAGTTAAGAATATTGAATACTATACTTCATTGTCTCTACTTGAGGTAGAAACAGGTTCAATGTCTCTTAAAGATCCTCAGACTAATCTTGATAGATTCAAGTCTGGTTTCTTTGTTGACAACTTCAAATCTGTAACTGGCGGTGATGTAACCAGTAGAAATTACAAAGCATCTATTGATCCAGTAGAAGGCAGATTAAGACCACAACACTACACAACTTCTATCGATCTATTACTTGGATCAGAAGCCATAGTTGGTGCTGCAACGTCTTCAAATCCATCTGCTGATTTCAGATATGCAGAAGATTTGGGTGATACCAATGTCAAGAGAATTGGTGATGTTGTATGTTTAAACTATAACGATACTATTTTCCTAGAAAACAAGTTTGCAACTCGTATTGTAAACGTAAACCCATTTGCTGTTGTAAACTGGATTGGACAGGTCGAATTAAACCCTGCCACAGATACATGGATTGAGACTAGAAGAACTTCCGCAACATATGACATTGAGGGTAGTTTCAACTCTACAATGGGAATTACTGGTGCAGACAGTAACACTGGACTTTCACCTATCGATTGGGGAGCATGGGAAACAACTTGGACAGGATCTAGTTCAACATTTGGCCCTACAATCTACAGTGATACTAAAACAAAACTTACAAGTAGTTCTTCTGTAAGAGGTAAGTATGTTTGTGGTAGAGGTATTCCTATTACTACAACTAAAAATTTCCTTGATACAAAGACTGATTTTAGAGAGCAAACAACTGTAACGACTACAAATCAAACAAGACAGGGTATTCAATTCCGTGTTGGTGAAAGATTTGATACTACAAGTCTAGGCGACAAAGTTGTAAACACAGAAGTTATCGCCACAATGAGATCTAGGAACATTGAATTTGTTACTAGAAGACTTAAGCCAAACACAAGATTGTATCCATTCTTCGATAGTATTGACATGTCGAAGTATGTTGTACCAAAACTTGTTGAAATTACAATGGTATCTGGTACATTTGGTGCTGGTGAAATTGTAGAAGGAAGTCGCCCTAATTCAAATAATGATGCTATCAGATTTAGATTGGCAAATCAGAATCACAAATATGGCCCATATAATAATCCTAGTCAGGTTTATAAACAAAATCCATATGATCCATCATCAACTATCTCATCAACATACTCATCAACCACTACAATTCTAAACGTTGATACAGCGTCATTAGAGTTGCAGTCTGCTTCTGGTTTCTATGGATACATTACCACTGGTATGAAGTTGATTGGTCAGTCTAGTGGTGCTATCGCAACTGTAACTGCAATTAGATTAATTACAGATAAATCAGGAACACTCATTGGGTCACTATTTTTACCTGATCCTACTGTTCCATCTGCACCTACATTTAGCACAGGTACTAAGACATTTACATTATCATCTAGTTCTACCAACGCAACTATTTCAGGATTTACCGATAGTTCAGGTGAGGCAAACTTTACAGCTTCTGGTACATTACAGACTGTAGAGGCATCTACATTAAGAATGAGAAATGCTGATGTACAAAGAATACCTCAGTCTGCTGATAGAACTCTTACAGATACTGATACAAGATTAACAGTAGATCAAACATTTACAAATAGATCTACGACTCAAACAAGATGGGTTGACCCTCTTGCTCAATCATTTGAAGTTCCTGATATTAATGGAGTATTCCTTACTAAGTGTGATGTTTACTTCCAAGCAAAAGATACAAACCAATTACCAGTTACCTTACAGGTAAGAACATTGAAGATTGGTTTACCAACTCAAGAAATTTTGCCATTCGGTGAATGTATTCTTGACCCAGATGAAGTTGTTGTATCAGAAGATGGATCTGCAGCAACAACATTTACTTTCCCTGCACCTGTTTATTGTGAGGGTGGAGGAGAGTTTGCTTTAGTTCTTTTATCTGCATCTAACGAATACTTCGTTTATATCTCTAGGATGGGTGAGGAAGATATTACTACAGTAAATGCTGCAGATTCTGAGAAGATAATTGTATCTCAACAACCTTTACTTGGTTCACTATTCAAATCACAGAACGGTGCTACATGGGATCCTAGTCAGTTAGAAGACTTGAAATTTGAATTATACAGAGCAAACTTTACTCAATCAGAAGGTAGAGTTAATTTCTATAATCCAGATCTAGACATTGGAAACAAACAGATTGCTTCTCTTGCACCAAACCCAATAGACATGCTTGCCAAGAGTGCTGTTATTGGATTAGGAAAGAGTTTGACATCCGCAGAACAAGCTGGATTGACCGAAGGAACAACAATATTCCAACAAGCAAATCCAAACTTTAGTGCAAACTTAACTAAAGTTCTAGGTGCTGTTGGTGTTGGTAGTGATCTTACTATTACTAGTGGTGGTAGTGGATTCGCTGCTACATCTGTTGTTTATTCTAACGTACCTCTTATTTCAAAGTTTGGTAAGGGATCAGGTGCAACTGTCAATCTAACAGTTTCAAATAGAGTAGCTACAGCTGCAACTGTGGCAATAGGTGGAACTGGTTACGCAGCTGGTGATGTATTGACTGTTGATTCATCTAACACAGGTGGATTTGGTAAGGATTTATTACTATCAATTCCAAATAATGTCGGTGTTATTAGTGCCTTCAATACCTTGGTCATTGATAATATACAAGGTGTACCTAAAGTTGATTCCTCATCTGCCATTGTGTATGTTGGTGGAGGTGGAACAAGTGTTGTAAATGGTGGCGCCATTAACTTCATCAACAATATTGCTGATGGATTACATTTCCGTGTAAGACATTCCAACCACGGTATGTACTCCAATACAGATATAGTTTCATTATCTGGAGTTGAGTCTGATATCAAACCAGAGAAGATTACATCTACTATAGATTCTTCCAGTACAGAAGATATTACAGTATCATCTATTGGCATCTTTACTTCCTTTGAAAATATAGAAGTCAATAATTCCAACCCAGGCTATGCCAAACTTGGAAATGAAATTATCAAATATACTGGTGTAACAACTACAACTTCGACTTTGAATAATATCACAAGGTCTATGGATGACACTAAGGCTGGTGATTACAATATTAACGATAAGATATTTAAGTATGAATTGAATGGTGTTTCTTTAAGAAGAATCAATGCTTCTCATAAATTTGAAGAAAGTAATCTATCACAATACCCAATAGATGTTGACCATTACTGGGTTAAAGTGGGTGTCTCAAGTCGTGGAGTTGACAGAGGAACTGGTAACGCAAGTGGATTCCCAGAGTTGTTCTTTAGTGAGACAAAATCTGGCGGAAGTTATGATCAACAATATGTTCAAGTTGGTGTACCATATGGCCCAATGGCAACACAGAATATACCATTCAATATTGTTAGACCTAATGTTGCCACACTACTTCCAGAAGGAACACAGATAGGTGCAAGAATTAGGACATTTAGTGGTAATAGTCCAGACGGAAATCTTCAAGCATTTGTAGATCAGGGATATGAAGAAATATCTCTTAATAGTAATAACTATCTAAGCACTCCAAGAATAATTGCTTCTAAACAGAATGAATTAGATAAGTTAGTTGATTTTGAAGGTAGAAAATCATTTACTCTTCAAACATTCTTGAAAACAGAAGATTCTAAAGTAAGTCCTATGATTGACTTGGATAGAGTCAACATGATTACTGTGATGGATAGAATCAACTCTAAGGTATCAGATTACGCAACAGATAGAAGAATAAATTCTATCGATCAAGATCCTAGTGCTGCGGTTTACTTATCTAAAGTCGTGAGTCTTGAGAAGGCGGCTGATGGATTGAAAGTTATGTTTGATGCTTACAGACATTCNACTAATGATATTAGAGTTATGTACAGAATATTCAGAATTGATGCTCCACCACAGTATCAGTTATTTGAACTATTCCCTGGCTTTGATAATCTAGATTCTGAGAGCAGAGTTATAGATCCAGCAAAAAATAGTGGTAGACCAGACAGAAGAGTTCTATCATCTGCGACTGCTGAAGATTATAAGGAATATGAATTTAACGCTTCTAACCTTCCACAGTTCAACGGATTCCAAATTAAAATTATAATGTCAGGAACTAACTTTGCTTATGTTCCTAAGATCCGTGACTTGAGAGCAATAGCTTCTATCTAATGAACAAAATAAAAGTAAAAGATAGTGGATTTCTTTATAGAGATGAAGAATCAGGTGCAATATTGAATTGCTCTGATGCTGAATATAATAGTTACCTTAAGTTGAAAGAAAAAAAGATGAAAGAGGTAAGTGAAATGGACAAACTAAAAGATGATGTTGATGAACTTAAAGATATGATGAAACTAATTTTAAGCAAATTAGATAAATAACTAAAACCTCCCTTTGACAGATGACAGCAAGGAACATCAATTTAGTTTTAGATCAAGGTGTGGATTTTGAAGCAACTTTCACCATCAGAAATGAAGATGCAAGTTCTTTAAACTTAACTGGTTACACTGGAGAAGCTAAGATAAGGAAGCACCCTGCTGCCACAAAATATAATTCTTTTATTGTATCATTCCCCAACAGAGTGAGTGGACAGATAAAAGTTGCATTGGCTAGCACAACAACGGCTACCATAGAAGGAGGGAGATATGTGTATGATCTAGTTCTTACGTCGCCCAACTCGTATAAAACTAGACCAATACAGGGAAATGTGTTAGTAATTCCAGGCGTAACATAATGGCAGATTACTTAGTAACCCTTAACGAACCTGGCAAATACAATGTCGGTGTAGACTATGAGATTCCCTCAAAGTCTATCCAGTATGGTAATATCATAATCGGAAAAAGTCCAGCTCAAGATGGAACTGAGACTACATTTTCCTTAACTGATCAAGGAGCTCCATATAGTCCTAACAATAATCAACAACTTATTGTTACTAAGAATGGCCTATTTCTAGATCCATCAAGTGATTATAATATTTCTGGTGATCAAGTTGTTTTTACAACTCCTCCAGCAATAAGCGATGACATAGTAATGATTGCTCTTGCTGCAGCTGCAGATTTAACAAGAACAGTAAACTATGTTATTGATAGTGGCAGTCTACCAATGCAAACTGGAGACAAAGGTAAACTTACGATAGATGTTACTGGAGTCATAGAAAANATTAGAGTTCTATCAGATCAAACTGGTGATATAGTTCTCGATATTGGTAAAGCATCATTTGCAGACTATCCCAATTTTAATAGTATAACTGCTGGGCAAAGAGTTCAACTTACGAATACTAATAAATACTTTGATGATGTCCTAAATAATTGGACGACTACGATTACAGCGGGAGATATCCTCCGATTTGACGTAATCAGTGTGAATCAGATTAGAAGATTACTAATCTCTTTAAAATTAAAATTATAAATAACAATAGTTCTTAACGTTCTAGACCCCTAGAGGTAGTTTTTCAATGGCATTACTCGTTCCTAATATTGGTGAAATTGAGTCGCTACGTTATCTGATTGCTCAGAATAACTTTGTCGCAG